GGGGTACGACCGCTGGATCGCCGCGTGGGGCGTGAACGACGGCGTGAATTATCCCGACCTCTCCGGGAAATGCGTCATGCAGCAGTACCGGGGCAGCCCGCTGGATCTGGATATTTTGTATGTGCCGCTTTCGTATTTTGACGATGGCGCGGCAGGCGGAGCAGAGCCCCGCCCCTACGAAAAGGACGGGAAATGCGTAAGTGTCCCGGCGATGGCGCAGGAGGTGCTCGACGGAAAGTGGGGCAACGGCGAGGAGCGAAAGCAGAAGCTCGGCGCGTGGTTTTACGATCTCGTGCAGGGCGAAGTGAACCGGATGCTGGGGGTGTGAGATGAAATTGCGAAAGAAACAGCCGCAGCCGGAGGTCATTTCCGGCTACGATTATTCCGACCGCGCGGCGCGCGAGCGGACGGCGTACGCGCTCTTCCGGCGCGCCAAAAACGCCCGCACCGCTGCGGAGATCGAGTGGGAAAAGTACAACGATTACTACAACGGCATCCACGATGTGACGCGCGATCTCACCGAGTTCTGCCGTGAGAACGACATCCCGTGGCTTCCGGCGAGCATTCCCGATCCGTATATCCTCGTCGAGAGCCAGATCGAACCGACCGTGCCGCAACCGGAATTTCGCGGGCGCGACGACGATCTTGACAGCGCCATGGCCAAGCGGCGCGAATTTGCCGTGCGGTACATCGCCGAGAACAACCGCCTTTCCGACATGAACACGCGCAACGAGCGCCGCCTTCTGAAGCTCGGCGATGCGTTCTGGAAGGCGTACTGGGACGAGGATATGCGCTGCGGCGAGGCGCAGGGCGATATCCGCGTGAGCGATATCCCCGTGGAGGCGGTGTTTCCCGACCCCGCGGTGCGCGGCGGCAGCGTGCAGGACGGACAGTATCTCGACTACGTTTACCGCATCCACAAGGTGCGCTTCGCGCAGGTATTCCGCGCCGATCTCGAAGAGCTCGGCATCACGGTGGAGGAAGCGCTCGGCGAGGATTATGTGCCCCGCGGCGAGATCTTCGACATGACGAGCGCGCTGAGCGACACGGACGACACCGTACAGGTGCTCGAGCACTGGTTCCGCCAGCCGGTCGAAACGAGCGTGGACGGCGAGACGATCCCCGCCGGGGCGGTGGCATGCTCTGTGCAGGCGGGCGGACATGAGCTGCGGTATATCCCGAACTACTGGCGGCGCACGGGCGCGCAGAACACGCTCTTTCCGTTCGTGCACTACTGGCGCATTCAGGACGAGAACCGCTTCTGGAATAAGAGCGAGCTCTCCGCGGTGCTCGATCTCGTAGACGCCGCGGACCGCAAGCTCGCCTCGGCGCTTTTGAACGACAGCTTTCTCTCCAACGACATCCTGCTCGTGGAGGACGGCGCCCTGGCCGACGGCGAGGAGCTTACGAACGAGCCGGGCGCGATCGTGCATCTCAAGCAGGGACGCATGGGCGGCGTGCAGCGCCTCGGCGGACTGCAGAGCGTCGGCAAGGCGGCGATGGATATCACCTGGTTCAAGGAGCAGATCGAGCGCGCCAGCCGCAGCTACGACACCGGCACCGGCAAGGAGACGGCGCGCGCCACGACCGCCTCGGGCCTCTCGATGCTCCGCGCCGACGGGCGCGAGCAGGCGGACATCAAGCGCGCCGACCGAAACGCCGGGTTTGAACGGCTCTATGAGCTGCTGGACTGGCTCTGCCTGGAATTTTTCGACGACGACCGGATGCTGTATCTCGGCGCGCCGGAGGGGATGAGAGCGCCGGGACAGCGCATGATCTACAACAGCGCCGACTTTGCCCGCACGCTGCCGGAAATCCGCTCTCTCACCGGCGAGGTGGTGCGCCCGTCCCGGGAATTTTTCCCGCGGGTGGATATCACGGTGCAGGCCGCCGACGGCGCGCGGCGTGACCGGCAGACGACGCTGCAGGCGCTCGACAGCCTGACACGGGCGAACGTCACGGCGGAAAACTGGCGCATCTTCGCCGCCGAGCTCGAAATTCTCGACATTCCCGACCGGCTGAAGATCGTCGGGGAGTGGGAGCGGAGGTTCGCGCCGACGGGGGAGACGGTTCCCTCCGTCGACGGCTATGCCGCATACATCTCCCGTGAAGAGGGCGGCGCTGAAGGAGGCGAGCCGGTATGAAATGTCCGTGCTGCGGCATTGAAATGCTGCGCAAAACGGCGGCGCAATGGGTGTGCCGCAATCCGAAATGCATCAAATACGATAAGGAGAAGAAAAAATGAAGGCAGTACGACTTGAGAATCTTGGAACAAAGACCCCGCCCGGCAAGAGCGCGGAGGAATGGCGCAGAAAGAAGAAAAACCTGACGAATACGGGCTGGAGCAGCGCTCCGGCGGAAAGCGGGGAGACCGGCGGAAAGGACACGGGAGCGGCCGGAACGCCGCCCGAACGCCGCCCGACGTACAGCGAAACCATGCAGGGCTATTATGGCGACCGGTACGCCGACGCGCTTGCCGAAAATAAAACCGCCGCCGATGCCGCCGCAGAGACGGCCGAGCGGGACGCGCAGGACGCGCTCGAGCGCATCCGCGGCGGATATAAGAGCACCGGCCGTCAGCTTTACCGCGAGTATATGGAGAGCAAGCGCACGCTGCCGCAGCGTCTCGCCGCACAGGGCATCACCGGCGGCCTGACGGAATCCTCGCAGGTGCGCCTTGCCAATTCCTACGGCGAGGAGCTCGCCGAAAACGAGAGAGCGCGTCTTGCCGAGGAAGCGAAGACATATTCTGCGCGCGACGCCTGGCTCGCCGCGGCGAGAGCCGAGCAGAGCCGCGCTGACGCCGAGGCGAAAAGGACGCACGGCGAGAGTCTTGCCAAGCTCTGGCAGGAGGCGGAAAAGCACCGGCGCGAGGATGCCGCCAAGGCTGCCGCGCTGCTCGCCGCGGCGGGCGATTACTCCGGCTATGTCGGCATGGGGCTCACGCAGGAGCAGGCGGACTATCTCGCGGAGATCTGGATGGGGCGGAACGGCGCTCTTGCGTCGCTGCGCCGCGCGCGGAACGCCGGAATTGCCGGAAACTCCGGCTCCGGCTCAAGTCTCGCCGACACGCTTTCCGAGTCGCTTCTCATCAAAGCCGAGCGCGGCGCGGACGCCGCCGTGGAGTATATCGCCGCGCAGCTCGCCTCCGGCGCCATCCGGAGCGACGAGGCGGAGGAAATCTGGAAGCTGCTCCGCGCTTCGGGGGAGAGTGATATTTAA